TACGCAAAAGAGAAGTTTGGAATTTAATTTATAAAGGAAATACAATGAGCTTGCTTAATAAGATTCGTAAGAATTCGACGATTAAAGATACTGATATTTTATCTGAGTCGAAGTTCTTTACTAAAAAGGATATGATTCCAACTGCAATTCCAGCAATCAACGTTGCGTTGAGTGGCAGACTGGATGGTGGATTGACTCCTGGTCTTACTATGTGGGCTGGTCCTAGTAAACACTTTAAGACTGCATTTAGTTTGTTGATGGCTCGCTCATACCTAGACAAGTATCCTGATGCTGTAATGTTGTTCTATGATTCTGAGTTTGGAACTCCTCAATCATACTTTGATTCGTTTGGTATCGATCTTGGGCGTGTTGTCCATACTCCGATTACAGATATCGAGCAATTGAAGTTCGACGTAATGGCTCAGTTGCAAGGGATTGAACGAGCGAGTGATTATTGTTATCGACTCGATTGGTAATCTTGCTTCTAAGAAAGAAGTTGAAGATGCTATGGAAGGCAAGTCGGTTGCTGATATGTCTCGTGCTAAGCAGATTAAGAGTTTGTTCCGTATGGTAACACCCCACTTGACTATTAAAGATATTCCGATGGTCGTTGTTAACCATACTTACAAAGAGATTGGATTGTATCCTAAAGATATCGTTGGTGGTGGTACTGGCTCTTATTACTCTGCTGATAATATCTTTATCTTGGGTCGTCAGCAAGAGAAAGACGGGACGGAGTTGGTTGGATATAACTTTATTATTAACGTAGAGAAGTCTCGTTATGTTCGTGAGAAGTCTAAGATTCCTGTTACAGTAAGACACGATGGCGGTATCTCGACTTGGTCTGGTCTACTTGATATGGCGTTGGAGTCTGGCCATGTTGTCAAACCATCTAATGGGTGGTATAGTCGGGTAGATGAAGACGGTGTTGTAGAAGATAAGAAGTTCCGTATCAAAGATACAGACTCGAGAGAATTCTGGTTACCTGTTATTCAGTTAAAAGGATTCCAAGAGTGGATCAAGAATACATACCAAGTATCGACAGGATCGATCATGGCTAATGAAGAAGGTTTGGCAGAAGAACTCAACGCAATTCTTGAATGATACTAATGACTCAATCTAATACTGCCGTACTGTTGCAGAGCAAGAAGAAGAAAGCTAATAGTCCGCTGGTCGAGCGTAAACCGGAACCAGCGTATAAAGCTCTATCTAAGAGAGTAATGGATGAATATAAATGTGCTTTGCTTAAACGTAAAGCGTGATAATTGTAGGATATTATGATCGAACAAACAATCTTTGCTAACCTTATATACAATGAGGATTATGCAAGGAAAGTAATTCCTTTCATTAAGAAAGAATACTTCCAAAGTAGAATAGACCAAACTCTATTCACTATCATTGCAAAGTTCGTTGACAAGTATAACAGCTTCCCAACGAAGACTGCATTGAGTGTAGAAGTGGATAGTTACGTTGGTCTAACGGAAGATGAAAGTGAAAAGCTAACCAAGCAAATCGATTCGTTGGAAGATAGGCCTGCTGACCTTCAATGGTTGATTGATGAGACTGAGAAGTTCTGTCAAGATAAGGCAATCTATAATGCGATCTACCAAAGTATTGGTATTCTCGACAATAAGAACGGAAGCGATGATAAGGGAGCGATCCCTAAGATCCTTTCTGACGCTTTAGGAATATCATTCGATAACCACATCGGACACGATCTGTTGGAAGATGTGGAGACGCGTTATGAATACTACCATAAGAAAGAAACTCGTGTACCGTTTGATTTAGATTATCTCAATCGAATCACAAAAGGTGGTATACCTAATAAGACTCTGAATATTATTCTTGCTGGCACGAACGTTGGTAAGTCTTTGTTCATGTGTCATTGTGCTGCTAGTAATGTAACTAAAGGCAAGAATGTTCTATACATCACTATGGAGATGGCTGAAGAACGTATTGCTGAACGTATTGACGCTAATCTACTGAACGTATCGTTAGATGAGTTATCTCTCCTTCCTCGTGATGTGTATGAGAAGAAGGTAGATAGAGTTAAGTCTGCAACACCAGGCAAGTTAATTATTAAAGAGTATCCGACTGCAAGTGCTGGATCTGCTCACTTTAGACATTTGCTTAATGAGCTGAAGCTAAAGAAGAACTTTGTGCCTGAGATCATTTACATCGACTACCTAAATATCTGTGCATCTTCCAGATTAAAGTATGGGGCGAATGTCAATTCCTATACTTACATTAAGGCTATTGCTGAAGAACTAAGAGGTTTAGCTGTCGAATTTAATGTACCGATTGTTAGTGCTACTCAGACGACTCGTTCAGGATTCACAAGTTCGGATCTTGGATTAGAAGATACTTCCGAATCGTTTGGTTTACCAGCAACTGCTGACCTTATGATTGCATTGATCTCTACGGAAGAATTACAAGAGATGAACCAGTTAATGGTCAAACAGCTTAAAAATCGATATGGTGATCCAGCGATACATCGTCGATTTGTTATTGGGGTAGATAGGGCTAAAATGAAGCTCTACGACGTTGAACAACATGCACAGGATGATGTGCTAGACGATAAGCCGGTATTCGATAATTCAGATTCTGGAAGACGTATTGGGTCAGAACGCAAATTTGACAAAAACGTTTTCGAGAACTTTAGTTGAAACGATATATCACTCTTCTAGGCGCTTGGTCAGTAATTTTCCCTATTAATCTAACGATTACCTGCCTGGTAGTCGCGGTCCAACTTTCGGTCAAAATATTTAATATGCCTTTTGACGTCTGGAATAATTTGGACAAAGACTTGAATGAGATACATACTGAAGACAAGTAAGTAACTCCACGAGGGAACCCAGTGTTCATAAGAAATCGTATGTTAATCAGCATCTCTGGACTCACCGATTCTCAATTCAAAACAGCTGTCCTAAAGGCCAGTTCGTTCTATATTGACCTTTTGTTGCCTAGGCACATTGCTAAGCATATTACCGTAGACATCGAATTTCTCGGTAAATTAGACAAGAGTGCAGACGGATACTGTGAAGTTTCCGGTCACAACAAGCGTGGCAAGCCCCGTGAATTCGAAATCCAAATCCAAAGAAACAAATCCAAGCGCTATATGATGATGACGCTCGCTCACGAGTTTGTCCATTTAAAGCAATATGCTATGGGCGAATTGGATGAGAATATGAGTGTTTGGAAGGGTAAAAGAGTAGCTTCCAGTACAGATTACTGGGATACGCCGTGGGAAATAGAAGCGCATGGACGTGAATATGGACTTTGGTCACGTTTTGCTGAGAAGTTCAAAATTCGTTATAGAAGAACAAAGTACGAACGCGACAACTGAGATGTACAAAAGTCGCCTTGTTTCAATCAACCCAATATTTACAAACGGCTGGGTTATACAAGGTAGCGTGTACAACAACGATAGTATCTGCCTAATATTCCACAATGTTGACTTTAATATCACAATTGTGCGATACTTTGAGGATGAGGTAAAAGCTCATCAATATATGACCGATTTAATTTATGGAGATGGTGGATATGTTTCAAAGAAAAGCAAAATTTAAACCAGCTGCAATGGCTGATGATAGAATCAACGCATTAAGTCTTGTTAAATTCTTTAAAGCAGCAAAAGAAGACTTCACACGCCGCGGCAAGGAAGATGAGGCATTTGTCTTCGAAATGCTAGAAGATCACTTCCGAAATAGCGGTTCTGCAGCATATACTCCTAAAATATTCAATTTCTAACCACTACTTTCTCCTTAGATAAATAAGACAGATAAGGAGAATTGTTAGTGGATACTGCAAATACGGCCAGCACACCAAGTACGACTACGTCGTCTGCTCATCCCGAACGATTCACAATAAGAGAAGTACTTGACACTATCAGACAGTCAAAGGCCAAGCCTTTGCTCGTTGCTGATGGGTCAGCAATAGACTTAGCCGCACAGATCAAGAAGTACGGCAATAAACAAATCTCAATAGTGGTCTTAACATGAAAAAATTTATAAACTTTCTTTCTGAAGCATTATTGCTTGAAAGAGGAGCAAGTCTTACTGGTGCATCTAATACCGATAAAGGTACGATGCATGAGTATGCAACTGGTCAGGGTATTATATCG